CGGCCAGTGCATCCGCCCCCTCGCGCTCTGCGGCGATCCGTTGGGTAGTGATGTCCTTGAGCTTTTCCTGGTAGCCGATCTCGGCGGCGCGGATGTCTCTGGTCTGAGCTGCCACCAGGGCCATGCGCTCCTCTTCACTGCGAGCGCCCTGCAGCTTGTCGGCATAGTCGGCCATACGGCGTGCCCGTTCCTGGTCATATTCAGCGCTGAGCCTTTGGAGCGGGGTGGTGGCCTCAGCGACACGCAGGGCTGCCTCGCTGGTGCTCAGCAGGTCGCGTGCGGCGGTGAGCTGCTTTGCGGTTTGTGCGGCCGCCTCTTTCTCCTTCTGCTTGCGCTCTTCCGCGTCTTTTTTTGCCTTCGCTTCGGCGTCGGCTATTGAGTCTCTCCAGGCCATCTGGCCGTCAATCCCGCCACCGCGCTGAAGCTGCGATTTACCGACCTGGCCCGTGCTGATGCCTGCAAGATGGCCCAGCTCAAACACGCCGCCAGGGCCGCTAACCCTCATGCCGCGGCCTAGTGCCCCCAGCACCCCCATGTCGGTCCCGGTCCAGCCGGGGCGCAACTTGAACGGCGTTCCCTGCGGGGTGCCGTAGTCGTTGCCCCGGTAGCCGTCGTGGTAGCCAGGGCGGCGGCGCTCGCCATAGATGGGATCTAAAGCGGTCCGGCCGCCTGGAAACTCAAGGGCGGCGGCAACCATCTGGTTGACCCCGGCGCCGGATACTCGCTGAGCGTGAAGATGCGGGCCGGATGACCGGCCACGGCTTGGCCCAGATTGGCCGCCGCCCGTAAAGCCGCCAGTGATGATGGTGATCTTTGTTTCACCACCACCGCCGCCTCCACCAGCCGCCCGAGAGCCACTGGTCAGGGGCGGCACCGTCAGCGGAGCGACCCTGCCGCCGGTCCCTGCCGGAGATCTGAACTCCGGCTGCTGTTGCAGGAGCCTCAGGAACTTGCCCTGGTCCATCATTCCCAGGAAGCCGGCCGACTGGCCCTGCAGCGCCTTGCGCCGCTGCTCGCCAATCAGCTTGTCCACGCCAGCCGTGCCGAACGGCAGCTGCCCTGCGTTCACCTGGGCGATGGTGTCGGCGTTCTGCGGGCCCAGCAGCGCCGCACGCATCGCCCGGTTGATCGTGTCCACCGTGTTGGTGGCGATCAGCAGGATGCGGCTCAGCGCGGGTTCAAGCACCCCGCCGATCGTCTGCGAAAGGCTCGTCACCGTGTCGCGCAGGGTGCTCAGTCGCCCGTTGAGCGTGTCGCTCTGAGCAATGGCGCCATTGGCGTACTTGCCGCCCTTGTCGGTCAATCGGACAATGGCCTGCTCGAACGCTTCGGAGCTCACCCGGCCATCAGACAGAGCCTTCTGCAGCTCCTGGCCGCTGAGTCCGTACATCTTCTGCAGCTCGCCCTGGATGCCAACACCGCGCTCCTGGAACTGCAGCAGCTCCTCGGTCTGCAGGCGGCCCTTTGAGACCACCTGGCCGTAGGCGGTGGCGAGCTCGCCCAGGTTGGAGCCGGTGGCGCCAGCAACGTCGCCGAGGCGCTTGGTCACCTCCACCACCCGCTGGCCTGCAATGCCAAAAGCACCGAGGCGCTTGGCGGTTTCGATCAGCTCGGTGGACTCAAACGGCGTGACCGATCCGTAGGCCTGCAGCTCCTTGACGATCTGGCTGGCCTTGGCGGCGCTGCCGAGCAGCACCTCGAGCGAGCGGGTCTGGGTTTGCAGTGTTGCCGTGTCGCCGAAAATCTTGCTCAGGATCGTGGCACCACCAACCAATCCGATCACGCCACCGACGGAAGCCTCAAGGCCCCTCATCGCCACGCTCGCCCCAGCCGCTGTGCGCTCGACACCCTGCAGGCCGCGATTCAGCGCGACGATCTGATTCGCGCCTTGGACGTCGGTCTTGATTCTCAGCAGCGCATCGAGGCTTGCCATCAGGCTGCCAGCTCCGCCAGCTTTGCGAGGGCCGCGTCCTCCATGGTCTGCACGTCCTCCAGCACTTCGAGCGGGTTGGGCTCTTGCTCCAGGCTAAGAAGGCTGAGCACGACGCCATAATCCAGGCCGATGCGCCGGCCATCGCTGACGCGCCATTGGGTGCAGACCTTCAGGAACATGCGGATGCCCTTCTCCGCCTCGGGGTGAATGTCAAACACCTGCACCTCAGGCTCGGGCATGACCACCCCCAGGGCTGCCGCTTCGGCTGGGTCTGGTCCCTGTTGCTGGCCGCCGGTCACCCAGAACTCGGCGACCTCAATCAGTTTTTTCGCTTGCCCTTCGCCAGCGATTCCAGCCAGGCGGCCACGATCGCCGAGGCCACCAGGGGGACGTTCAGGATCTTCTGGCGGCTGGTTTCGCTGAAAGGCACCTCGTCGCCGGACTCGTCCATGATCCCGGCCCAGTTGGTCAAGACCTGATCGAGCAGCTCCAGATCAGAGATGGTGCCACCTTCGATCTTCTCCCCGATCTCGCGCAGGCGATCCTGCGGGAGCCGCTTAAACTCGGCGTCGAAAGTTTCCTTGTCGAACTTGCCGCCGTCCACTGGGAACTCAACGACAACGGGCCAGCGGTAGGTGACCGATTGGGAGCGGAGCTGGAGGGGCATGGGTAGGGGTGCAGTGGTTCAGGCTTAAAAGCCTGATCAGGTCAGGGCCAGCGAAAACTCGTTGTTGCCGGCCGTGGTGGGCAGCGAGACGTAAGGAAGGTTCAGCATGATCACCCCGTTCATGTCGCCGTATGTGGGGTTGGTCAGGTCAGTCTGGGCGCTGGTGAACACGCAGCGGTTGCCGGCGGTGGTGCCGTGCGTGAGGGTCAGGTTGCCGGTGGTGGTGCCGGCGGCGATGCTGAAGAAGTCCTTGGTGGCAATGGGCACCGACTCGATCATCACCTGGCCGCTGGGCTTGCGGTCGGTGATGAGCACTTCTTTGGTGCAGCCGATCAGCTCGCGGTATTGGATCTCGTTGTTCATAGCAAACGAGAACGACGACAGGCAACCGGAGTAGCTGAACAGGCTGAACGATGCGGTGTTGCCGTTGGTGAAGATCAGTGGGTCCGCCTGGTTGCCGTAGGTCACAGCGCCCACAGCCGTATCGGTGGGGGTGCTGTAGATGCCGGTGCCGGTGAATGAGATCACGGGGATCTGGCCCAGCTCGCAGGTGATCTCAAAGGTGCCACGCCAGCCGGTCACGGCGTGCTTGATGCCGTCCGCAAAGTAGTAGATGGTGGCGCTGGAGAAGCTGGAGCTCACCGGGGCGTAGGTGACGCTCGTTGATGCCACGGTTGTGGCCGCTGTGCCGCAGGACAGCATGGCGGGGCCCCAACGGGGAGCGGTGCCAGCGGCGCCGCTGCCGGCCAGTTCCACCTCAAAGTTGCACTGCACCTTGATGTTGGCCAGCAGCTGGGTGCTGTTGCCCAGGTAGGGCCGAATCAGGTCCCGGCTCACCACGTCCGCGTCAATCGGCGAGATGTCCAAGCTGCGCACGGTCAGCGCATCGCTGCCGGTCGGAGTGGCATCGGTGCCGTAGCTCGATTCAGTCTTGAGAAGAATCGTCCGCTTTCTGGTCAGGAATGGCATCGGTCAGCTCGGTGGGGTTGGGGGCAGGAGCGGTGCGGCTGATCAGGGTCCGCTTTCCGGTCTTCGGGTTGAGCAGGTATTCACCGCCCACGCCGTCAAACTCGTCTGAGATCAGGATAGGAACCGTCATTGGGTCAGGTCTGTGGTCAGCGTTCGGAACGGGATCCGATAGCTCAGGCTAAGAATCCCGATCTCGCCGGACTCACCCTTCCACTCGCTGGGGCCTGGGTCAATCGAGTGGGTCAGGCCGCCGAGGGTGCGGTCAACCATCAGGCGAGCATGGGCATCTACCCGGATCGGATCGGCCAGGGTGGACAGCGGGAAACCGCTGATGAGGATGTCCACCGCCACGGTCATGGTGTAGTCGGTGAAGGGCAGCGAGGTCAGTCCTGGCTCCTCCCCCAGCGGTTCGATCACGATGCACGGCATCTCGTTGCGGGCCACCGCTTCCCAGCGGTCCCGGAACACCTGGCCGCTGATGCCAGCAGTGGGGGTTAGCGCTGCCTCGATCGCCGCCAGGATGCGCTCACTCTTGCTCAGCGTCACGGCTTCGGCTCCTCAGGAATCGCATCGGATCGCCGCCGCCGACCCAGGCCCAGGATCC